TGACCTGCACTAGATCTTTCTACAAGATCCATAATAGTTTCTTCAAAATCTTTATCTATAGTTTCATTACCTTGTTTTCCAAAGTGAATATCTTGCAATGATAAAACAGCACATACATCTTTTTTACCTTTACTTTCAATTCTTTTAACTGGAGAAAATTTCTTAGGTTTCCAGTTTTCAAGTAATTGTTCTATATGAGCTGTATCATCATTTTTAAGTTTTGTAATTAAAGCTGATATACGCCAGTGATCTGACATTTGTTTATTCCAATATTGAGACAACTTCCATTGTGTAGTATCAATATTTAATATTTGTATAATTTCTTCAGCAGATTTAGGTTCTGTATTTGAGATTCCAGTAATCTTTCCTTGACCTTTTTCAATGTCATATGATGATGTACAATCATCTGTAACATATCCCATGTCTTTTTCTTCTTTTTTCTTTTCTCTTCCTTCTGCATATATTTCTTTTTTTATTTTATCAAATTCCTCTTCTGTTATTCCTAATCTTTCTGCACAATACTCTGAATTTTTTTTCCATTTTAAAGCATTTTTTACTTTTTCTTTTAAACTCATTAGATAGCTATATTAATTAGTGTTGCTAATATATAAAAAATTGTTAATAAAAAAAAGAGCCCCAGATGAATATCTAGGGCTCTAGCGTATTTGGTAGAGTAAAACCAACAAAAAAACTCTACGTCCTCGCTATGCTGGTATAGTTACAGTTAATATAACTGAACCATTTAAATAAACTTCTTCAGGTACACCAAATGTATTACCTGTAGTTTCTGTTGCTAATCTAAAATTATATGTAGTACCTGGTAACAAAAGTATCATTGTACTATCTAGTGTAAATGTATTTGTTAGTAGAGGATTTATATTTCCAAAAGCATTTACTGTTTGATAATCATTTGACCCTACCGGAGCATATTGTAATTTTATACCTGTAATTGATTGATCAAAATCATACCATATAAATTTAATAGTAGGATTAGCACCTGCTACTATATGATCAACATAAAAGTTTTTAACTTTATATTTATATGTAGCTGCATCTGCATGTGCTAAAGCAATTTTTTGTAAAAATTGATCTAACCTTTCTCCTCTGTGCATACATAAATCAACACCTTGTGGATTACCTTCTGGAGTTATAAAAGCTGCTTTAACACACCATTTATCTTCTTCATGACAATGTCTTACACACTCACTACATGTAACACTTTCACAAGGTTCTGCAGGTAACTTGCAAGTAGAATCACCATATATTGCATTTGTAGGTATAGTGTAACTTGTCCCTTGACAAGAACAAGAAGTAGATTGATTAGAAGCACATTTTTGACAAGCCATTTCTTTATTTTTTAATTATTAACAATCTGCTACATATTTAATATTAACCCAATATTTACCAGTAGTAGAACCATCTCTATCATACTGAGCAATTCTTCTAACTGAATTTTGAGAAGCTGCACCATGTTGTGCATAATAAGCACCATCAACTGGTTGAGCAGATTCAGCTCCTGCGTTTCCACCTGATATTGTTACGTATGCTGGAACAGTTGAATCAAATTGAATTCCAGTTGTATTATATAATGGCACACAATTACTTGCTGTAATAGCAGCAGCTCCTGCTTTAGTACAATTTGTAGGATCACCAGAATCATTACCATAAGTTGAAACTATATCACCATTAAGAGTACCTGTCATAAGTTGTACAATATCACTTCCTGTAGGACATTTTGTATCTTTAGATGATATTCCCATACCTGAGCTATCAATAGCAGTTAAACGTTTTATTGCATCACCTAAGAAATTTGCTTGATCACCTGCAGAGTATATATTAGAATCACTTTCTAAATAACTTTTGTCTATATAAGGTAATACTCTAAAACCATAATTATATAAACCTACTAGAGTATTTGACGCACCAACAGTTGCTCCATTATAAGGAACCATTTGTGATGAATTTGGACCAATATAATCATTTAAATTAATTGGATTTTTAACACTTCCTGTAGGAAAACCTTTTAATCCTGTTTCTGAAAGAACAGTTCCTGTTAATGCACCTGCTGTTTGTAAAACTGCTGCTGCACTTTTATCTTGTGATCCTGATACAATTGGAATAATAGTTTGTTTTAAATCAAATTTCTTATAAGTACAACCATTAGAAGTACCCCATGAAGTTCTAGTTGTACCATTAACATATAGTATATCTAATAATTCATCATAATTTTTTTGATACTTAGATGTAGGCTGTACTCCCCATCCTTTTGTTAAATCTGCTCCTCCATAATTTCCTTTTCCATTAACATCACCAATAATAGAAATTATATAAACACTACTTGGAATTCCTAATGAAGATCCAGCAGTCCAATATGAAGGTAAACTTTTTACAGATGAATATCCACTAGCTATAGTTACACTACCTGTGCCACCAGCTTTCATATCTACCATTGCTTTAGTATGTTCTATATAATCACCTGTGTTGCTTCCAGCTATAGGAACATAATTAATAGTTCCTGTCCATCCAGAACAAACGCTTTGGAATGTAGTTTTAACCCTATCCATTTCAGTTTTAATAACACTTGCTTCATCTTCACTTACTACATTAGTATCTATAAATACTGTAATATCAGTTGTAGCATTTAATATAGTTGAAGCATCATTTATTGGTATAGTAACAGTATTAACAGTTCTATTTCCAGGATTACCAACTGTACAATCTGTTTCTGCATATACATCAATAGAATCAATACCTGCTGTAGGTCTTGTACCACTTGGTGTATATATCAATTGAACTGTACCCCCCAAAGAAGAATCATATGAAGTATCAGTAGGTAATAAAAATTTAGTTGTTCCTCCTAAAGTAGAACTAGCATTCCATTTTATTGGAGTTGTTTGAGTTGAATACCCTACTATATCAATAGGTATTCTTAAATCTTTTCCTGAACATACGTACCATGAATGTTTTTCAGGAGAATATGCCTCTGAAGTAGAAGCTGTTGAAGTATCTCCATATTTAGTTCTAACAAAAGAAGGTTTACAATCACAACAAAATACCACTTGATCTATAGATTTATTTGCTGTGTTTGCTAATGCATATATGTAATATGTTGTATTACCATTAGCTCTTAGTGCATCTACATAGTGCCAACCATTTTCATTAGAATTCATTAAAGTAGTCATACCAGTTGCAGGATATGCAACATTACCACAATTAATACTTGTTGTAGGATTATCACTTATAGATGTAGAATTAAGAACAAATTCTCCTTCTGTACCTGTTTCAGTACTATCAGTTCCTTTATACACACATGGAGCTCCTGTAGTAGAATCAAATGCAACAATCCATGCTGTAGTTGTAGTACCACTTTTATATGTAGCAACAGTTGCTTTTGTAGCTGTTATTTCACTATATGTTGATTTATATTCTGTTGATGTATAAGCATATGATGTACACGAAGGAGCAGAAGTTTTAAATGTTGTCTTATCACAAGTAGAAGTATTTCCTGCTAAACTAGTTGTTTTAACATATATATCATAACTAGTTCCTGCAATTAAAGCAGAAGCTTTTCCTGTTGTACTTGTAGTAGAAGGTTGTGTAATAGTTTGTTTAGAAATTACAGATCCTGCTTGATCTTCAACAATAACTTCATATGTAGATTTAGATGTAGTACTTAAACCAGTTACAGAATATGTAATAGCTGTTTCTCCTGTAGTTGATAAAGTAACCGTAGGACAAGCAGATGTATTTTCTAAAGTAAAATCCATTATACGTTCACATAAATTAGATCCATCTGTAAATGCAAATTCTATTTTAACTTTAAAATTACTAGTTATATCTAAACCTGATGTAGCTAAATTACCAATACTAAAACCATTAGCACTATTTGATAAATTGCTAATATTAGCAAATTGAACAATACTATTAAAAGAAGAATCTTCTACAGTAATTTTTGTTCCTTTTGTTTTATTAGTATCATAAAAACCTTCAGGTATTGTCATTGATGTAAACAAAAGTTTAATTGCACTTATATTACCTGTACCATCTTTTGTTAAACTTAATTTAGGATCATATACAAAACCTGAACATCCTGTAGGAGTAACACTAGTCTGTAATGTTTCTACTGCAGTTCTCATATCACATATTGTTTTCCATGCGTTAGAAAATGCTTGTGCCAAGGTAGAAGGAGAATTATTCCATCCAGGAAGTGTTGACATTACTCCATTACCACTTAAACGGTTTGATGCAGATAAATTAATACATTGTTGTCTAGAAGCTTTTAAAACGTCAGAGCTAGATCCTATTGCTTTTCTTAAGTTACCATAATCTATTTCTAAAGCTGATAATAACTCATGCATTTCTACACGTTGTCCAACTTTATTTGTAACAAATCTAGCTAAAATTTTAGGAGGTGTGTATACAGCAGCACCTTTTCTTTCAACTGCTACTATTCTATTTTTTAATTGTGTTATAACAGGTAAGTTTCTGACTGTTCTATCATTTAATGGAGCTGTACTTCCAGTTCCACCAAGTATACCACCACCAGGTCCATCAGTTCTTCTAGCATCTGCACAATCACCTTGTAATAAACAACAAAATTTTTGAGTTACAAAATCAACCCATCCTGAATATTGATATATTTGTAATGATGAAGTACCATCTACATTTAATTCATATATTTCCTCTGTATATGCATTATTATTTGGTGTTGTTCCATCCGCAAATGTAGCTTGAAGAAGCATAACACTACCTTCACCCATTGTTTGTCCAGTTCCATTATCAATAAGTGTACCTGTATTATTAAATAAACATTTAGGAAGTGTAACCTTTATATTGCCTGGAATTCCCGCATCACCCGGAGCACCTGGAGAACCTGGAGAACCTGGAGCACCTGGATTACCTGGTATAGTCTCAATAGTGCTTTGTACTGTAGTATCTCCATTTGCATATGTAATAGTAAATGTACCATCACCATTATCACTAATATTTGTAATAATACTTGATTGCCCTGGATCACCTTCTGGACCTTGAGGTCCTGTTGGACCTTGTAGTAATTCAATATCATCAACATCTTCAATTAATATATTTACTACATTTTGTAAATTTGTAATGTTATTTAAATTATTACATGATGTATTAATCATGTCTTGAAGAAGGTCCTGTAGATTAGTGGCTGGAGGATCATCTAAAACACAACTTTGAACTATGTTACTTATATCAAAACTAGCCTCTAAACCTGTATCAATTAATGTACAAATCAATTCAGCCATTTTTGCAATAACAATACTAATAGTATCACCATTGCAAACATTAATACAATTTAAATCTGGACCTTGCCATACAACACAATTAGATGATATAGGTTTACATCCTTGTGTATTTCCAGTACTAAGTGGTAACATAAATTTCTTTTTTTAAAAATCTCTTGAGATTACTATATATAATAATATACAAAAGATTTAGTTACTAACCAAGTTATTCAGATTCTGAAATATTTATACAATCAGCTTTATTAATTGTAAGATCTACTATTTCATCATCTGTAACTGTAATTTTAATTTCTTTTTGAGTGCAAGCACCCGTTGTTTCAAAACAATAACATATATTTACTGTATGTTTTTTATTGACAGAAGCGTTTGGTATAGTTGTTTTTAATACACCAAATTGATCTGTTTTACCTATACTTCCTCCATCTAATATTATTTCATATCCTTCTATATAATCACCATTTTGATCACAAACTTTAAATACTATATATTCATCATCAGTTTTACAAGTAAATGTTATAACTGTTTCAGTAATAGTTTCGCCTCCTTCTGTAGTAGTAATAACTTCTTCTTCTGTAGTTTCAATACCTATAAAGGTACATTTGTTATCTAATACACCTGGCTCAATAATATTACCTTGTAAACTAATATTATCTGCTGTAGTAATTGTACCAATACCATAATTAAAAGAACAACTTGCTTTTTGAAATTGTTCTTGTACAATATTTTGTTCAAATAAAAATGGTGTTTCAAACGCGAGTGTTTCTGTTCCTACAAAATTTCCAGAAATATTTTCATTTGCATAATAATAAACATCAGGATCTGGAAAATTAAAATTTAAACCTAAACCTCCTATTAATGGATCTATATAATAAACATCTAAACCATCTTTTACAACTATTCTCATTTGAACAGTATAATTATTTGTTCCGTAAAATAAACCTCCATTAAGATTATAAAAATCATTTGCTGTTCCTAATGATACTTGAAATGATTTTGTATTACCAAAAAATGTAGGTACTATCTCTTGATCTACATCATTTTTAAACATTGTTTCTCCATTAACTAATATTTCTTGAGATGTTCCGTTTCCTATAACATCTAAACCTGGATCTTTATATCTATATGCAGCTGTGTAAATTGAATCTCCATTATTTGATATTCCTGGAATTAAAGTAAATTGAGAAACTGGAACATAATAAGTTGGTGCAGATAAATCAGGTGGAAAATTCATAGTATCTGTAACTAAAGGTTCAGATAAAGCATTTATTGGAATATTAGAATCATTAATAAAATATGCAAACATTGCTTGTGCAGATATTGGTGCATAAAATGTAATTTCAGCATTTCCAGAATTATTAGGTATATTTAATAAATCAAAAGGATTTAACTTAACAGCAGCATTTGCTACCATTTGTTGTGTTAATAATCCATTATTTTGTTCTTCACCAGTTATACTATCAAGTTGATTGCTAGTACCTACATTAAATAATTGAGCTTCTGTAGGTTTAAATATTTGAGGATATACACAATTATTTTGACATTCATCTACAACATAAATAGGTTCACCTGGAACTATTATAGTTGTTGTATATGTTACAATAGGAGTTATAGTAGTTATTGTTTCAGTATTAGATTCAAATAAATCTGGATTATTTTCTGGTATAGGAAAAAAATCTTTGTATTCATAATCTATTTTAGAATATGTTTCTATTTCATTATCATACCAATCACATATTTCCTTTTTAATTTTAAACTTCTCCATCTGATCTAATGAACAACAAGAAGCTAAACCAAATCTAATTGCTCTAAATTCTTTATATATATAATCAGCAAACTTTTTCTCAATATTTATTCTTTGAGTTAAGTCTTTAGAATTATTATTATATTCTTTTGTATAAGCCATAATTAACAAGAAGAATTATCACAAGTTATTTTTAATAATCTTTGATATGCAAAATTATATAGTTCTAATCCTTCCTCTAAATTATTAGCATATTCTACTTTAGCTTTTGCAGCATCTACCATTGTTCTAATAAATCTCATATCACTTAATAATTTCTTTTTAGAAAAAGTAGGTTCACAAGGTGTAATATCTAATTCACATAATTTTTCATGATACATCTTAAGTATTTCTGTAACTCTTAAATAATGATACTGTACAAAAACTTTTTCATGAGGTTGAACTCTATAACCTATTGTATAAACACCATCTGGAAAAGGTGATGTACTTTGATCACAATTATATGTTTGCAAACCTAAAGCACATGGGGTAAGGTTTAAATCAAATCCTGGTTGTACCTCAATCATATAAGGCGCATTAAAACCAGGAGGTGTAATTAATAATTCAGGACATTCTATAGGCAAATTTTCTGCATACTGACTTGTATCTTTTACACTAAAAATGTCACAATTTGTAACGGAGGGTATCTCCAGACTTAATATATGCTTCGCTGCCATAGGATTAATTTAATATAGTACTCATAAATAATATACAAAAAATGAATAGTATATAAAAATAAAAAGGGCAGGAATAATCCCGCCCTTTTATAAAATCTAATCAGTAAATGATTATGGTTGAGAATCAACTGAGTTAAGATCTGTTACTCCAATACCAGCCCATGCAGCTAATGCAGTCCATAAAGTAGTTATGTCAGCATCTGCTCCAGCACCATCTCTAGTAACAACTTTCAACATGTATTGATCATTATCAAATGTTCCAGAAGGATTATTAAACCTTGGTACGTGATGTTGTACGTAAAAAGCATTAAAATCATTTTGAGTTCTATCAATAAGAGTAAATAAATCATCTCCTTGTTCTATCTCTCTCATTCTAGAAGCATTTTTACTTCCTACTGGAAAATGAAATTGTCTATATGATTCAGATAAAATCATCTCACGTAAAACTGTTTCACCAGATCCAATTAATTGTTGTCCATTTGCAGTATGTGCAAAAGTTCCACAAGTAACACAAACATCACCTTGCTCATCTAGTACATCAGCATTAGTAATAATGATTGGCTCCATTTCATGATAATCTCTAGGATCAAATGAACAGTTACCAAATGTAGTACTACTAAATGCAGCAGTTAAAACTAACTGACCTTGGTTAGAAGAAGTAACTGAACTTAATGCAGAACCACTATTGTAACCAGTTACAAAAGAACCAGCTGATGCAGTTACAGCACTAAATGAACTACCACCATCTGTTGATGTATTTAATGTAGCTGTAATAAATTGTTTCCAAAATGTATCATCATTAATTTCATCTGCAATATTAGCTAATACCCAAGTTGGATCTTGATAAGACTCACCTGTATTACAACATAAATTATTAGCAGAAAATATTTTATACATATTTCTATCCATAAATCTAAGTGCTGGTGATCCTTTAAGATCAACTCGTATCATACCTAATGACCCACATGGAAAGCAGTTGTATTGTGCCGTTAATGTAACAGCATCATTTACTGCAGCTTGTGAATGCATTGTTCCAACAAAGTTTGTATATCTTGGATTTAAAACTTTACTTTTAATAGTTTCTTGATATCCACCCATTGATGGGTTATTCCCTACAGTATCTGAACCATAAGGGCTTGCCTGTGCAATGTAAAACAAACCAGGTACAGCAGCATTATGTGCAGCTAATGAACCTGTTGCTAAACTTAAATTTGTATTAGGATCAAATAATCCTAATTTTCCTGTACTCCCTGTAGGAGCAATACTTGTATCAGATAAATCTGTTGTAGATTGACCTGCTGCTGTGACCAGATCACTGGGCATAGCAAACACTTTTTTAAAAGCGTTATTAAATAAACTCATAATTAATTATTTTATAAAATAAACTTGAGGTTCTTAAAGAACCCATAAACAAACAAGAAGGTTTTATATAATAATATAAAGAAAATAAATAATATTTCCTATATATTAATTGTTTTTCTCACCCTGCTGCTCTCCCCTAATCATTTGATTAGCATCACTAATATCACCAGCAAGTATAGATGCAGTATAGTCTATTAACAACTCTACTATATCATCTTTAAATTCACATTCAACATCTGCAACAACTGCTGTTCCATTATAAGGATCAATAGATCCAACTATTTCTACTCTTCTAGGAACTCTATAATAAACTAATACAGGATCCATAATAAAGAAATCTTTTCTCCAAATTCTTATTGCAGGATTGTTATTATTTTCATGGTTTGATTCTAAAGTGCAAAATGTTTCAGACCATTCAAAATCAGGTCTTTTTAAACTATCTCTTAATATGACATCTACATTAGCAACTTCAGATTGGTAAACTGTCATTGTTCTTGGTTTAATACAAAATCTATCTTTATCTGCACCAGGTGCACAATAACATTGTTCAAAAGGAACTGTAGTAACTTCCTCTTGAGTAATATAAGTATTAGTTACAGGATCAATATATTCTTGTGTTTCTATAACATCAACTTGCCAACTTTCAGGTGTTGTTTCCCAATTAGTAATACTAAAATTTTGAAGCTCAACATTTGAAGGTATAAACCAACAACCAGTTTGAGCACATAATGCATCAGTAGGTACATTAAATACTTCATTAACATCATTTAACCAATTATTTGGTTGGTTAGTATAAGGGTATTGTTCATTTAAAATACCTCCATTTGCACCCGCTTGTGCTACTAAATCTGGTATAGTTTGATATGTAGCTGGAATATTTACACCATCACCACAACTTATATATTCATTATTAGGACCACCTACTAAATAACCAACACCTGCTGAATTTGCTTGACTACACATTGTCCCAAGCATAGTGGTATTTGCAAAAATTTGAGATCCTGTGTTTCCACAAAAGCTACATGACATTATATAATCTCCCATAGTGTTTCCTTCCGTAAAAGGCATAATAAGATTTTCATTATAATAATCTGGCCCTCCACCAGGTCCATCAGTATACCAAAATTCTGGAAAAAGGTTATTATTATATAACCATGGTTCATTAGTAGTTATTTGTTGTGGTGCAACTAATGGAGTAAATGTAAACGGAACTACACCTGGATTTACATCACCAAACGTAGAACCCCAATTTGTAACTTGATTATTAATACCTGGAGGATTACCTGGAAAAATTATACCCGAATGTATATGACCAAGAGTATTAAATGTAAATATAGGTACATTACGCACAGGTGTATTTACTTCAACTTCCTCTCCTCCAACAACATTTATTACAGTTTCAATATTAGTTTGCCAATATCCAGGTATTGTGTTTACATTTTCTACATCAACAATTTCTGTTTGCTGTGGTGTATAAGGAAAACACTGTTGTGCTGCACATTCTATTCTTTTAAACTCTAAATAATCACCTCCTTGTTGAGGATCATAAATTGATCCAAAATTACTACTTTGAAAGTAACCATATGAATTACCATAAGGAATATCAACCCCACTAAGTTTTTTTCTAGTTAACAAAATACTTAAATCATCTATACGTCTTTTAGACATTTCATCTCCCTCTTTACGTATATTTGTACCTGCTAACTGTCTTCTGCACCATTCCAATTGTGCTTTGTTAAAAGCTTCTGCAAGTTCCCAAGATTTGATATTGTCATAGTCTTGACTATCAATCTTATTTATTCTTTGCTTTATTTTAACTTGTAGGGTTGTATTATTCATTTATAGTGACCATTCGTGTTCTACTTTACCTAAAACATACATTAAAACTTCATCATTTAAAGGACTACTTAAAAAACTTAAAGCATCATCTAAAGTTCTTCCAAGCCTTATATTATTATCTGTATAAATAAATCCATCAGATTTATCCATTAAAAATTTATAATATCTAGCACATTTAATAACAGCTGTTAATTTTAATTCATCTAAGCTTAAATTAGCAGTATCTAAAAATTGTTTAGCTGCTAAACTTTTATTTGATTCTCTACCAAAACCATTAATGTAATTATCCATATCTTCATATATTACATCATTAGGTGTTGAATTAACATATGATTGATATTGATCAACAACCATACCAACATATTTTAATTTTGTAGGATTAGAATCATACAAGTTTTGTAATGCAGCAAGTGCTTTATTTCTAATTTTAGAACTTTTAGTTCTAGTATTAACTGTGTCTTTTACATTGTCTAAATAAAATTTACAAGCAGCACCTTTCTTTTTAGCTTCTTCTAAACTCTTTGCAACTATAGAAAAACCTCCTGCTTCTATTGCAAAGATTTTTATTAAATCATATGCATCTTTTTTAGGATCTAAATATAAAGGATCATTACCAGCTCTAACACTTATCTTAGACCAAAACTGATCATTATTAGGTCTAAGTAATTTTACTTTGTTCCAAAATTCTGGATCATCTACAGATAAAACATTTTGTGCTAATTCTTTTTCTAATTCAGCTACAGCTGTTCTTATCTGTTTTACTTTAGCTTTTCTTTTTGATGGTTCTAGTTGTTTTATTTCTGGAGCAAATTCATTTAATCCAGTAATATATCTTCTAACACCATTTACATCTAAACATGTTAATTGCTCTTCATGATATACATTATCATATAAAGACATATTGTAATTTTCTAATCCCATGTTTTCATTATTTGTAACATAAGGACGTATAGCAATAGTTTGTTTTTTATCTTGTTGATACTTTTCAATCATTGTAAAGTCTTCCATTGAGACTTCAGGTTCTATATTAGGTATAACAGTTTCTATTGTATCAACTTGACTTACTGCTACTTCTTTTTTAGTTGTTTTTTTCTTAGCCATTTTTAAAAGGTTTTTTAAATTATTAAATAAAATTTAAAAGAGGGATCCTTAGACCCCTCTTCTAAATAAGAACATATTAGAATGAACCACCTGTAGTAGGATTCTTCATAACTATCTTCAATACTTTGGTTGGATCTTTTACCCATATACCAGGCATTGTTTGAGTCATATAAACTCTATAGCCATTGAATTGTCCGTTAGACTGGAATCCTTGAGTTCTTCCCATATAATCCATAGTTCCATTTTGGTAGAACCATTTTAACTGATTATCCCATGATAATTTCAATAAATGAATGTTATCATTTCCTTGATCAGTTACGTCAAAGATTATAAATGAATAAGAACTTAAAGGTCTTCCGTCAATAAGTGGATTCTCAATATCATTAGTATGTAAGTTATCAAATGCAGGATTCAGAACAAACTTAACGTTTGCTAAGAATGGAATTACAAATGATGTAAATGCATACCCATATCCCATATCCATTCCTTGACCTGTAACTGCACCAACATTATCAGCGTTAATAACAAAAGGAGCTTGTCCATTGTTACCTTGATTAATCATGCTAACATCATCTTTGATAGCTTTATTGATTAACTGCATACCACCAATACCTGTTTGTACAATTAAAGATCTCTGTGGATCTGGTCCATCTAGATCAACTTTACCTTGATAGAAGTTGTAAAGCTCAGACTTAAACATATCTAAGTTGAATGAAGACTTATTATAAACTCTTTTAAATGAGTTATCTAATTGTCTCCAAAGACCTACAGATAATCTAATATCATCTGGTCCGTCTTGCTTAACTCTACCTCCACGTCCCCACATTAGGTACGTTTCAATATCTGTTGCAATCTTAGAAAGATGTGCTGCTTCTAAGTTTGTAAGGAAAGTTCTTGAAAGATCACCATTGTCAAAAGCTCGTCTAACATAGTCAGCACCCATAATCTCTACCATTGATTCTAATGAAGAAATTGATGGATCTAAGCCTTTATCAAAAGATCTCCAGATTTCAGTAACTGGAACAGTACCATCAGCATTCATACCACCTTTGATCATAAGATCAGCTCTAGATGATACAGAATAATGAACATGTGCTTCTGCTCCTCCTACAAAGTTGTAGAACTCACGGAAACCTGTTGAAGTTGTAATATCTGAGAATCTCTCACCATACTCACCACGTGCAGAACCTTTTCTAAAGTATTTTGTACCTGCCTTAAGATAATTTGCTTTATCAAAAGTTGCGGAGTTTGAATTGTTAACCATTTGTACAGTATAAACCACACCTTCACCTGCTTCATAAATGTCATCAGCCGTAATGTAAAGTTCAGCACCATTATACTTATCATAAGTAATAATGTCACCATGACCAAATGCTCTTTTATTAAGCATAATTTTGAATGTAGTTCCATCCTGACCAAAATGGTCACCGCCTGCCTCTATATCCTTAACGATATATGGTAGGTCTTGAGCAACGGGAGTTTGCCATTTATACTCACCTCTAGCATTGTCTACTTCTATTGTATTAGCACCACCAAACGAAGCCATTTGATACAATGGCATTTCTACCTTTTGCATCATTGCCCACATGTCAATAGGACCCATATCCATAGGTTCTGTGTCCCCGAGCATGTTTGTTAAGTGATAAGAATCAACATGAGAACTTGCTTTATAGTTAGTATCTCTTAGGAAAATCCCATTATTTAAAACTGGAGTTGCCATAATTTATTCTATTTTTTATTGTTAAACATTAATTAATATATTAAAACCTTTTAAATATATTTTTATTTCTAGGTAGCTTTCTTGAGCTACTTCTTCTAGTATTTTTATCTTCTGTTACAGACGCTGCAGAACTTGCTTTTTGTGATTGAGCTGTTTTTAACTTTCTCACTGTTTTTTCTGTAGCTACACTTTCTCCTTTTTCCATCAGTCTAGATTTGTAACCTTTTGGATCTGCTAATAACCATAATGCTTCAGTTATTAATGGATAGTTTGGTTCAACAAACTGGTACTTCTCCAAAAGATGCCCTAACAAATTTGTATTTTTCCCTGATATAGATGGATAAGAAGGTTCTACTAATCCATTATATAACAAAGATTGAGTCTTTCTATCTAACTTTATTTCATTAATCTCACCACCTTTTAAAGTCTCATATACACTTTTCATATATGTTTCAGAAGCTTGTTGCTGTTTTTTCTTTCTCATCTCTTGCTCCTGTAATCTTTTAGCAACAACTTTTTCTTGCATCTTATCTAATTTTGGTTTAAACTTGTTAGCTTGCTGTTGAAGCTTACCAAGATCTTTCCAAATTTCAATTTCTTCTTTTATCTCTTCTGCTGTTCCATAACCAGTTGCACCTAAATATTCTCTTATTATTTGCTCCTGATCATTTTCATTTTTTACATCTAGCTCTCTTGTTTCTTCCACTCTTGATAAAGCTCCAAATAAAGTTTTTAAATCTTTACCACCATCTGCTACATATTTAGCAGCTATCTGTAATTCTTCAGGTAAACTTTGAAAAAACTGTTTTGGTGTTTCTTGTCTTACCTGATTAACTTTTTCATCTAAGTTAGCTTGAATTAATTCTTCCCAATCTTTTGCTGAATAATCATCAAGCTCTTTGTCATCATCAAAAGGTATAATTTTTTCATCTTTAATAAGTTTTGAAAAAACATCACTTATACCATCTATTCTTTTTCTTCCTTTTTTAGGTGCTTCAACTACTTCTTCTTCTACTTCTTCATTTAAACCTAATACCTCATCTATACTTTCTTTCTTTTCATCTTTAAGTTTTTCTTCTTTCTTTTCTTCAACTACTTCTTCTTTTGCTTCTATTTTCTCTTCTACCTTTTCTTCTACAACTTCTTCTTTCTTTTCTTCTTTTTTATTTTCATATAAAAAGCTTGTATCTACAGGCTTTTTTCTACTAAATACAGTAGGTTTTTTTTCACTTTCTTCTGGTAGTGTAATTGATTCTCCTCCTGGTGCTGCATTAAAAATGTCATCAAGATTAACATCAACTTGTTCAACCTTTGTATCAACTGTTTTGGTTTCTTTTTCAGCCATAATTATTTGGTTTTAATGGTTATATATATATAATATAGCAAATCTTTTTATCATAAACCTTAAAAATTTTTTTTAAATTTAAAATTTGTGACAGTATATAGCTATCATTTTATTTTTAGTATTTTATTTACTTTTTTTACCCCCTTCAACATCATATTTGTTTTTATTTTCACGTGCAATTTGTAAATTTTTATCAGCTATTTCTCTTTGTGTTGCTAACTTTTCTCTATCAATTCCTAACTTTGCTTGTGTATTAGCATTATTAGTAGCAGCAGTTTCACGTTTAAAATTCATTTGCTCTCTATACTCATCTCTTTTACGTATATTTTCCATAGCATCTTGAAAGTCACTTTGTTGATTTTGATTTATATCAACTTGTGATCCATAACTAGCAGCTCTTATTTCTGCAACAGTAATATCTTTCTTACGCTCTGCATCATTTTCAGCTTTATTAAATTCACGTTCTTGAGCTTTTTCTTGAGCTTGTGCTTGAAGCTGTTGTTGTTGCATTTCTTGCTGTTGTTTCATTTGAGCTTGTTTTTGCTCATTCATTTTCTTTTCAGAATCTTTAAGTATGTCTGTAACTTCTGCAATAGACTCAGCTTTAATAACACTACCAAGATCATAAATGCTAGCTCCACTAGTATTATTTTGTATAGCTAATTGTTTTAATTGATCTAAGATTGCTCTATGATTTGTTTTAGTTGTACAAAAAATATTAAAATCTCTCATTAACAATTCTGTTCCGCTTATTTGAAAATTAACTTTTTCTGCTTCACTAGATATATAATTTAATCTTACACTAGGCGTATTGCTATGATAATACTGTGAAAGATCAGTTCTCATTTGATGTACTCTAGGCATAAGATTATCTGAGTGTTGTATAAAATACATTTCTGTTTGTGCAAAAGAAGATTGTACAGCTTGTTGTACACCAGTAGCTGTTTGTCTTGAAATTTCTTGCCCTAATCTTTGTGGATTTATTCCAATAGATTCAAATGCTTGACCTTTAAAATAATTAGCTAATTGTATTCTAGACATTAACCTGTTTGTTTGTTCCATGTTTAATGTCTGATAATGATTAAAGTTTGTAGCATTTTCTGTATTTGTTATAGAAGTATCTAGTGGTAACATACCAAAATCCTTCATAGCTACATATGCTTTAGCCATATTGTTCTTACCCCAGTCTTCACCCATTGAATGACGTGGTAATGCATTCTGATCAAACATAATTACAGTTCCAAGTTCATCAACAAGTATATCAGCTATTTGATTATTAACCATATTATAACCAACCTGAAATGCTTTCATAAGATCAACTAAAGAAGTAGATCTTGTATTTCTATCAGAAAATACTCTACCTTCTACAGGTAACTTACAACCATAAAGATTACTATCACCTTTAAATTGAAATGGTACTCTTCCTGGTTTAGTTTGATTTATACCAATGTATATTGGATTTAATTCAGTGGATGTTTGTTTCCAAGTTGAAGGTAAATTAGGTCCAACTTTGACACCACCCCATACTTCATTAATCCATATCCAATCTATATGTTCTCCATATAATAAGTTATCTCTTGTTTTTTGTTTAAATAATTTTGTATTATAAACAGGTGTTTCTGTTAATTTAAAATTTTCATCTACTACTTTAGAGGTAACGCTACCATTTTCTAGTACACGTGTAAGATGTCCTACCTTTCTTTGTGTTTTCCAATATACAGTAGTAACTCTTAACATATTTTTTTCACCCCAAATATGAACATCTTCACCTTCATTTAGAATCATCTTTACTATATCATTACCACCATTTACAGAACTTTCCCAGTTACTTACAAATTGTCTATATCCTAAAGATGGAGAATTAGTATTCCATTCATATGATCTTGTTGGATCATAAAACGTACCATCATTTTGATAACCTTGTATAGGATATTTAGAGTTTTTAGCAGGATATATTTTTTCTAGTGATTTTAATTGAGCTTCACTCATAAGATATCCATATGTATCTATAACATCTGCAACTGTCATCATTTCACATTTACCTACATAGTTTGAATCTGATATATATCTAGTATCTGGAGACTTTTGATAAAAAGTTAATACTGGATTCCATAGCTCTACCTCATAATCATCTTCCATCATTTTAAAATGCCAAAACTCTCTATCTGTAATAAGCATGTCTTTAAATGCTCTTTCTTCTAACTCATGCATTTTAAATCTTTCTTCATCAACTTTTAATTGATGTGATGCCCATTCTTCAACTAAACTTCTATAGTCTTTAGAAAAGAAGTCTTCTATCTCTGGTAATGTTTTTATATTATCAGGATTTAATTTTTCTTTAGCTTCATCTGATTCAGGATCTAAACCCATCTTCATCATTTCAAAAACAATCTTTGATTTAGCATCCATTAATAAATTTTCTTCTACAAGCTTTCTTTTGTTTTCTAACATTTCATTATATGATAGATCATCTACAGCTCTAAACTGAACTTTAGAAAATCTTTTAGAAAATTCACCAGTTAATACATTTATTACATTAGGGATAATAGGATAGAATTTTAACTCTAAAGCAGAATCATCTGACTTAGTTAATACATCCATTAAGTCTTTGTATTCATTATCTTCTTCAACAATGTAATCTGTTTTATCAATAATACCTTTTGCTAACTTATAATTTTTAAGAAGTTTTCTAGATGTCTTTCTTAAATACTCTAAACCTTCTGTTTCTAACCAATCTAAATTCCATGCTGCCCATTGATCAGTTTTCTTTTTTGAAGATAAAAATTGTGTAGGTTGAGTTAATGCAGCAGAAGATGGATAATCTTTACTATCTGCTTTTGCACCATTTTTTAATTGTAAAGCATTAAGAATTCTCATAAATTATTTTTTAAGTGTATAAGTTATAGATACTTTACCATAAGAAGAATCAGTTATCCAATTAGAAGTGTAGCCTGTTGAAGTTGTTGTCCAATATTTATTCATTACTTTAAATTTTTAAATGCAGATTTTTTAAATTTGGTTGTTCCAAATCTTTTATTTCTTCCTATATTTTTAAAAGGTCTACTAGATAATTTATACAAATTTTGTGATTTTTGCAAGTTATCCTTAGACTTATCACTCTCTTTACGTCTAATATAACCTCTATTAGACTGTTGAAGCTTTACAAATGCAATTAATGCAGAAAAAGCTACAAGTCTATCTACATTCAATCCAGGATAATATTGCATCATTTCTGTTAATAACATTTTATCTGGTATTCTTTCTACACCAAGTGTTGTTTTAATTATATTACCATGCTCATCTGTATCTTGACTAATTTCTTCTCTTAAAAATTCTATAGCATAAGATATTAAATGACTTTTAAATAGTGTACCAGTATTCTTCCAACCATATTCTTGATACACTGTATTGTTAGATCCAAGATCTTTTAGGAATACTATTTGTTGTTTTGGTACTAAATACTTTTGTTTTTTCTTTGCTATCATATGTTGTATAAATAATGATATATTATTTTCAACTATAGTCCAAGCATTATACCATTCTATAATTATTTCTAATTGTTCATGTGTTTTGTTTATATCATCATATCTACCACACCATGATGCAACTATTTTATCACCTTCTATAAAAGTTTCTAAACCATCTTTTGTTTCTCTAGTAACTTCAACAGCATTTTTATAAACAAATATAGAACATAATGAATCTGATGTAGTTGTCTTACCTTCTGATACAGGGTCAATAGATGCATAATACATTCCAAACTTTGGATCCTTTACTGGCTTTTCCCACATAACTATAGCTCCTGTTTTGTCTTCTAATTTCTTTTTTACTGGAAATTGTAAAATAGGTAGTTTATTAGTTTTGTTTGCTTTTATTTTATTATTCTCTCTTTCTAAACTTATAAACTCATAAGCATATTCTTTATCTTCTATTCTTTTTAATTGTTTAGAAATTATAGCTTGTGGAAATATTGCTGCCTTTCTGTAAGCAAATGCTTCTGCAATATTTATTGGTTTTTGTGAAATCCTAAGTTGATATTGTTCTGGGTTTAATTCTTTTTGCCATTGACTTCTTTCATTCTTAATTGCTGCAATTGCTTTTTTAATTAAAGAATTACCGTACTTATCAATAAAAGGTGGCATAGACCATTGTTCAGGAATAAATAAACCTGCTTTACCTATCATACCTTTATCATCCATTAAATCAGTTTCAATAGCAAATATGTCATTTGCTTCTGGAGAAAGTATCATGTTTTTTAATGGATTACATTGATCAAGATCACCCACTGATCCTGCTGCAATGAACATACCTGTAGTCATCATACCTGATGTCATAGCAGGTCTAATATATTCATATGTCTGATCCATCTTAGGTGCAATACCAGCTTCCTCATGAAAGAAGTAAGTACAAGGTCCACCTACACCAGTTGTTGGATTTTTTTCAAAAGATGCACCTTGTATTTTAGACATAAGTCCTTTATTGGTTTTTCTATTATTTATTCTTACTTCTATTTTTTGTTCCCATAATAATACTTTTTCAGGAGTACAGGGTCTATACCATGCTGTGTGCTCATTAAGAAAAGTTTTATATTCATCTAAAAATTTCCAAGATCCTTTATCATTAATATAATCTTTAAGTGATGCTCCTATTTTACATATAGAACCTTCTTCAAACCAAAATTGATTTATTAGTTTTGCCATGTGAAAGTATGAAGAAGCTATCTGTCTTTTTTTAAGTATTGCTGCATGTTTATAATGTAGTTCAGCTAATAATTCATATAGTGCCATATGATACTGAGCATCTCTTACTTTTGCAAAACCATATTTTTTTTCTTCTTTATCAAATATAGGTAAGAAATTTAACCACATATAGTAGTCTCTAGTTATATAAAATATATTTTTTGATCCATAGTATATAACACCTTCTTGACATTTTTCTTTTTGATCATTCCAATAAGCTATATAATCTTTAGATCTAAAAGGTTTATCACAATAAAATCCTTGATCATTAAAAATTTTAGCTTGATCATTAAAAAGATAGGCAGTATCATCAAAATCATACTGCCCTGGTTCTTTAAATAAAGTATATATAAATTCTATAAAACTTTCTTTAGTTTCAAACTCTTTATACGTCCATGTATTATTTTTATATGTAGGTATTTTTTTATACATCCTGTAATTTACATACTATTGCATCTTGATGTAACAATATGTGACGCTTTCCTTCATGTATAAATTCTTTATCATCTACTGACATTCCAATAACCCATTGTACAAAATCACCTTCTTTTATTTCTTTTACATCAGGACCAACAGATATAACTGTTCCTTGAGGTTTTTGTTGAACTTGAGATTCAGGTAATATAATACCTGATACCGTTTCTTCAACAACTTCTACTGGTTTTAATAAAATTCTTTTACCAATAGGAATAACTTTATAACTTTTTACGTTTTCTTTTATCATAGTTTTAATTTTTTATAATTGATCATATGCTAACCCTTGTCCACCGCGGACAGAGCTTTTTTGTTCATCTTTCATATCATTGTATGCTCCTTTAAATGATTGTCTTATTTGATCAAATTTAGCAGCAGTATTAACAAGAGATGTAAGATTACCATCTCTACCATGTTCAATAGATGTAGTTTCCATGTATCTAGCTAATCTATCTAACATTGTTTTAATTCCTTTATATGCTCTATATGTAGGTGTTTGATATAATTCTTTACATGTATCTAAACCATGTCTTATTGCACCATCTTCTGGAGAATCTTCTAATCCTACTTCTTCTATAATTAAATCTTCTTTCTCATGTTCAGGCATATTAAAAAATGGATTTAAATCAGGATCAGGACATGTCATATAAAATATATATTGATATACAGAAAGATACGTATCAGGATATTTATCCATAATAGTTTTTAAAGACTTTAATGTATAACAATGTTCTGTAGGAACAACTTTATTGTTTTGTATATCAAATAATTTTATTAACATAAAGGATTGTCTTTTAACCACATTATAAGACTTTGTATTTCATCTTTTAAATATGGTAATTCATAAATAATAATTTCTTTTACAACAGGTTCTCCATCTATATATTTACTTATAGGATATCCATATTTATCTTTCCCTTCTTCTTCAAATACTACATGTTGTATTTTTAATTCACCTATTTTAAGTTTAGGATTGTGTTTTTTTATAATATAGGCATACAAGCTTAATTGTAAATTATAATGTTTTAAATTGCAATCATCTAAATGATTAACAGGATTATACATTTTAGATGTTATACCTTCCCAATTAGTAAATCCTTTTTTCTTAATTTCTTTATTAGTTTTATAATCAAGTATATTTATCTTACCATTTACTATACTAACAAGATCTGCTTGTCCACATAAACCTGCAGATTTTAAATAAACAAAATGTTCAGGATATACGCCATTAGATAGTTTTTGCTCTGGTGCAATCTTTATACCAGTATTATCTGTTATAGGTTTTATTATTGGAACCTCAACCCCATCTCTTTCTATTGTAGAAAATTCTAATAATCTTTTTTCTCTCTCATCATGATACCAATTACCAAGCTCTATAGCTCTTTCAGATTCTTTATTCCAAATTTCTAGTATTTTTTTTGGGGGTATTTTATACCACTTAGATCTTTTATTTTTAGAAGATTTTTTTGCTTGAGACTCTGCATTAAACTTAGGCTTAAACATGCCTACAAATGATGTAACACTAGTCCATTTAATTTTATCTTTTTCAAGATCTTCATTTAAACTTTCATATACATGTCCGTCTTCTTTAAATATTACTGCCATCTTTAATTTGTTTTTTAATAGCTTTTTCTCCATCAGCTGTTGTAACTGGATGCCATTTACCTTGGGGACAACTAGATGATAATGCTCTTAATTTTAAACCTAAACTACAACCACAATCACTACAACATGGTTGAGTTCCTTTTACTGCACAATTTTTACCTGTTTCATCTAAAGCTTTACAAGTAACGCAATGCATCCATCTTAAATCTGCTATATCTTCTACATCTTTCTTTTTAAATATTTTATTTTTAACACCTTCTAAAATTTGATCTATGTTACCAAAGGCACCTAAAATTTTATTTATTCTCATTTTTAAATTTCTTTTTAAGATTTATTTTTTCATTTAACATACAAAGGGCATCTTGCATTTGTTTTAATTTATTTTTAACAGGAACATATTTATCATAACCTTTATATGTCATTTTTTCTAAATTTCCTATTATGTCTTTGTTTCTCTTAATATTTTTTTCTAGTCTTTTTTTTCTTAATTTAAATGTTCCTAAATTAGAAACACTTACATGAGTATCAGATAAATTAGATAAACTTTTTCTAATATTAGCATAGTAAAAACCAATAATATCTTCAACAACATCTTTATGCACACCTACCTCATTTGCAACTTCTTCAAAAAAACTTTTATGACTCTTTGGTTTCAATCCCTAAAATTTTATAATCTAATAGTATTAAACCATGTGTTTGTATATTCATATTTGGATTTATACTTATTGTTTTTTTATTAGATCCATTCTTTACTATTAACTTTTTTTTCTCAGCTTTTGTTAATGCATTCCTGCATGATTGAGAACTTTTAAATATACCATTACTAGATATAAGATCACAAAACTTTGTTAATTCTACATTATTACTTTTTGACAATATTGCTAAACATTTTAAATCTGAGTTACTTATCTGTATATTATTTAAAAAGCAATAAGTAAGGATTTGGTATTTAATAACCTCATCCTTACTCATTTTAACTTTCTTGTCTACTTTATTTACTAAAGCCATGTAGTTAACATTTTATCACTTTCTAATAAAGTATAGGTAAATCTATTTCCCCATACTTTTCTTGACTTTCTACAAATACTCATAAACTCTTTCCAATTATCATTAGAAGCAATAACTTGACATCCCGCAGACCATTTATCTACTTGTGTAGATTTTTTACCTGCATATTTAGTAGCTCTATGTATATTAATACCAAATAAACCTTCTTGTACAGATTCTTCATAAAGATTATACTGACCATCTCTATTATTATCTCTGTAAACTTTAACAGGTCTATCTTGTCCTAATGCATCATATCTACCTTGATGTTTTCTTATAATGTGACTACCTCTATATTGACCAGGTTTAAGAATTGCAACACCTGACTTTCTCATTATATTTTCAACCCAATGAGTTCCAGGATCAGTAGTACAATCATAAGAATGAAATTGCCATACTCCAGGAGTAATTATATTTCCATTCTTATCTTTAACTTCACCAGTTTTATATGATAATGTAATTTTATCATCAAATTTATTGGTAACATCAGTGCCAGTACTAGAATTTCTGATTCCTATAATGTTAAGGTTATAATTGCCTTTTTCAAACCATAGATAATCAGTCATTTGTTTTATAGTCTGCTCTATTTGTTCCCTTGTAAAATTAATTGGTTTAGTCATTACTTTCTACCTTTTTAAGAGTTCTTTTTTTTTCAACTGCAGGTTCAACTTTTTCTATTTTAGGTCCAACCATTTGACCTTCTGCTTGAGGAGCAGGAGGTGCTGCTGAAGATTTTGCTATAAACATTTGAGCTTGCATTCTTTCTGCTCTAGTTTTTTCAATATCTCTTAACAACTCTTCATACTGAAGTTGAGTTTTTAAATGAGGAATATTATCTTTATAGTATTTAGTAATTTCCTGTCTTTTTGCAACAAGTTCTTTTTCTTCTTGTTGCATAGGATTTTCTTTTTTTGCCATTTTTATAAATTTTAAAATTAATAACTAGGCAAATATAAATAAAAAAAATTTAAATAAAAGAAGTTTAAAGTATTTTTTTAACATTCTAGGTGAGCATTTTTTTCTAATACTTCAGTTTTACATATCCAACTAACCTGGTATGCAGTATTATCTAATGCTATCATAAGATCATATTTATCTGGATATTCAAATGGTTCATCAAATAACTCTATACTATATCCTTTTCTTATATAGAAGTTTTTAACAATATCAATAGATTCTGTACCATCATGTATTCTAACATGTATATAAACATTAGTTGAATCTGTATTAGTTATTTTACAAGAATGTACTTTATAAGTATATCCATTATCTTGTTTAGCATGACCTAATAATTGATTGTCTGTAGTACCTGTATGATTTGCTTTTATATTGTATATCATATTATGTTAATGTTAATGTTATTGCTTTACTTACCCCACCGTTTGTAACTGTCATTACTATACTGTATGATGCTGGTGTTTTTCCCTTAGCTGGAACTGTTATCATGTCACCAAACGCTATTGTTGTACTACTACCTATTGTTACTATATTAGTATCACCAGCCAATGCTGTAGTACTACTTGTACCTAAACCTGGAAACGTAACCTTATCTTTGTTAGATGATATTTCTGTTCTAAGAGTATCTAACTCATCTTGTAAATCTTTTAGTTCTTTTAAAACAGATGTTAAATGAGGATCATCTTCTGGGTTATCTATCATATGTGATAATAAACCTTCTGAATGAACAGATTCTATATTTGTTTTTTTACTTGATGCGTATAATTCTGTATATTTTTTATCTGCTAGTGCCATAATTAATTATTTTAAGTCATTTCTATTTCTCCTATTAA